AAGATTACCGAGGAGCACCTGACGATAGTCGAGACTGCGCTGAGTAAAGGGTTCCCATATGCCATGATTGCGGACTTACTTGGAATCGCAAAGTCCACGCTATCAGCATTCCTATCCGCCAGGCCCCACATCACCGAACGCTTAAAAAAAGCAGAGTCGCTCCACATCACCCGCGCATTGGAAGTCATTGACAGGGCGGCAGAAAAGGGGACCTGGCAAGCGGCCGCATGGCGCATCGAACGCAGGGCTCAGGAGCATTTCGGCCAGCAGGCAAGAGTCCAGGTCGGAGGATCGGTGGCGAACGTACATTTTACCGCGGCCGACGCTGCGCTGTTAGTCAACGCAAACAAAATTAAGTATGCCGGAAAGTCGGGGTCGAAGGCTGTTATTGAGGCAAATACCACACAAGACTCATTGTGCGACAAATGAAACGACCAATATTAGAATTATATTATATGGGGTTTGGAAGTCAATAAAATTGTGAAGACGACACCCCAGGAAAATCCGACCCCCCACGACACCCCCCCCGGTGGGCCCCCCACACGCGCGCGCGCGCGCGCGACCCCCCTCAGAAATTCGGCTAGAAATAAAAAGGGGTCATCGAAACCCGGCCCGGCATCCAAGGTTGACGAACAGGCCACCCCGGCAGGATTCGCGGAGGGTGTGCTCAGGTTAAATCTATACCCCTGGCAAAAGGAGGTCATGAATAACCTGGCCCCAATCTATAGCCGGGTAGCGCTAGTGGCTGCGAACGGTTCCGGCAAGACGTCAAACGTCATCGCCCCAGCCCTGGTCTGGCACATGGTGTGTTTTGAGGAGTCTTTGTCGGTCGTTACCGCGTCAGTGTATCGCCAGGTCGAATCTGTGCTCTGGCCTGCGATTAAAGCCCTTCTGAGGCCCTTTGGCGACATGGTTGAGGTCACCAGTGGGGAAATCCGCTTCAAGCACGCCTCGGGGCGTATAAGCCGAATTTTGGGGTTTACAGCAGGCAATGACAACGAATCAGCAGGCCGAGCGGAGGGTTTCCACGCTGCGAACCATGAAAGCGCTCCCCTTCTGTACGTCGTCGATGAGGCCAAGACCGTCCAAGATCCGATCTACGTTTCAGTGTTTCGGTGCCAACCAACTAGATTACTAGTCGCCAGTTCGCCGGGGGCTCCGGTAGGTCAGTTCTACCGATGCTTCACAAAGGAGGCAGATCTGTGGAAAAAGACCCGAGCGACCGCCTGGGACTGTCCCCATATCAGCCCTTTGTACATACAAGAAATTCAACAACGCTATGGCATCAACAGCCCATTTACTCAGTCGATGCTCAAGGCAGAATTTATGGACCTGGGCGAAGAGCGCCTAGTCGTGAGCTTGGGCAGCTACGACAATTGCGTAAACAACCCTCCTGTCCCTAATGGGACAGACAGGGCAGCTGGCATCGACTTTTCCGCGGGTGGCGACGAGAACGTGATCGCAATCCGGGAGGGCAACCGAATCCTTCCGCTGATCACATGGCGCGAAAGAGACACGATGGCAACGGTCGGGCGGATCATTATGGAGCTAAAGAAAGCCGGGGTTAAGCCGGAACAAGTATTCGCCGATGCCGGGGGCCTGGGTCTGCCGATGTGCGACGCGCTGAACGAAGCCGGGTGGACCGTGAACCGGATTAACTTCGGTGGCAACGCTAGGGACAACGACGCGTACCAGAACAAGGGTTCCGAGATGTGGCACCGACTAGCCAGAAAGATCGACACTTGCGACATCATACTGCCCGAAGACGATATTCTCAAAAGCCAACTAGTGACCAGGAGAGCTCAAGCCACGTCCCGCGGGAAGCTGGGCCTAGAGTCGAAAGACGCAATGCGGTCCAGGGGAGTGGCATCTCCGGATAGGGCCGATGCGGTTGCGATGGCATGCGATAACGCGGGGATTGACTACGACTTGACAATGGCATACACGCGTCCATCTTTGCTTGAACTAATGAAGCAGGCATCCGCGGACAACGAAATGTCCGGCTGGGATGTCGGGGGATAAACCGGGAGGAAAACAACATGAACTGGAAAACAACTGCAACTGGAGTTTTGTCAATCGTAGTAGCCGTCGCTGGAGCAGCGGTGGAATTTTTGAAGACAGGCAAAGTGCCCGATCTTGGAATACTCATCGCCGCAATCATCGCCGGAGTCGGGTTGATCAAGGCTGCCGACGCCAAATAACATTTTGTGTTTTCGTGGATTGGCGCTCTTATCGAATTGCTGAAGGCAATTGTTGGATTGTTCCCCGGGGAACGTGAGCGCAATGAGTCTGCGATTAGGAAAGAATGGTCTGACGCTCGCAGTCGCATCGACGCTTCTTTTGGTGGTAGCACTTGGTGGATGCGCAACCGTAGACCCAGTGGTGAGAACGTCGGGGAACGCGGACAGACTGATCAACGACCCAAGGTTTGAAGAGGTCACAAGATCTACCCCTAACGTTCAATCCTGGGCATACGACGCAATCAACACGGTAAACGATTTAGAATACGAAGTAAGGGCAAGGAATAATGGAACCAATAAATAACGAACTTCATACGCGCATCCTCCGGGATCTGAAGAACCGCGCGACATGGGACGCCCGGCAGAGGCAGTTCTATGAGATGCGCACGTTCGGAATGCGCCGGAAGGTTAAGCCATGGCCGACCGCGGCGGACATGCACGTCGCGCTGATTGATCGCATTATTGAAAGACTCAAACCTAACTACGTCAACTCAGCCCTTGGCAACGACGTCGTCGCTGGGTTTGTTCCTATGCGCCAGCAGTTGGTTCCGCTTACCGTTACGGCAGAACGATACTTTGACTACAAGATCCGGGAGCGCACCGCATTTCAATTTGAGATCGTTCGCCTAATCGACGACATGCTCTTGTTCGGTCGGGCAGTACTCAAATCAATTTGGGACGAGGGCAAGAAGGAGATTATTTTCCAGGCGATCGATCCGACCAGGTTCATTGTGCCAGACCAAACCGTTGCCTTGGACGACGCCGATTATCTTTGTCACGTCATGGTGCTATCGGTGGAGCAGTATAAGCGCGTAGCGGCCTACAACCAGGACGAGGATTTTATCAAGAGGATTGCCGGACGCGGGACCAAGTTTGAAGGCATCAATACCGAAAAGGAACAAGCCGTTTACCAGCGCGAAGGCATCACCTACGACTCTCGCCCGGACCGGATCATTCTTTGGGAGATCTACACCAGGAACGAGGACGACGAGTGGAACGTTGCGACGTACTCGCCCCTAGCAACAACTGATCCAGTGCGTGAAGATTTTGTTCTTCCCTACAAGCACAAGCAATGCCCATTCACAGAATTTAGCTATGAATTGACCAACGGAGGATTCTACTCATCCCGCGGACTTGCGGAGATCTTGGCTGCCAATGAGATGACCCTGGCGAAGCTAAAGAACTCCATGCTCGACTTCTTGGAACTGGCGAACCGTCCGTTGTTCCAGGCCGACAATCCTGTTTCTCTCAACATGGCGAATCTAAAAATGCAACCTGGGCAGATCCTGCCCCAGGGCATCAAGCCTGTTCAGATGACGACCCCTCCGATGGACTTCATGCGAGTCATGTACGACGAACGTGCAGAGGCAGAGCAGAGAGTCGGAACGATCGATTTTGGCGTAGGCAACAACCCCTCGGAACCCGGTAGCTCCAGAAAAACAGCAACTGAAATTCAAGCGTTGGTGAACACCGGGTCCGCGGGTGCTGATTTAAGAAACCGTCTTTTCCGCATGTCGCTAGGTCGCCTGTTCCGTCAGTGCTGGTCGATCTATCTGCAGTACGACAAGAAGGATTTGAATTTCCGATATGCAGAGGATACCGGGACCGTTCCTCCGGAAGCATTGCACGAACAGTATTCGATCATGCCGAAGGGCGGGTACGATTTCCAAACTCGCCAATTCCAACTTCAAAAGGCAGTAGCCCGGATGCAGTTGCTCGGACAGTCTCCGTTCATTAACCAGGCCGAACTTGTTAAGTCAGTACTCGAGCTCGACGATCCCAGCTTGGTACGTCGTCTGGTCCAGGACCCGATGATGAACCAACAGGAGCAGAGGGAAGAACAAGCGAAGGAACTCGCCGCGATGATGACGACCGCGTTCCCGATTGCGATCAAACCGACCGACGATCACCGGGCCCATCTTGAGATCATCTTTGACTTTCAGCAGGCGGCCGAAAAAGGATTCCGCCAGGTTGACCAGGCTACAGCACAGGCGATCGGTCAGCATTTGGATCAGCACTTGCAGGCGTTGGAACAGATCGATCCGAACACTGCCCGGGCAATTACTGCCGAACTCAAGAAGATGAACAAGGCGAAACAGCAACAGCAGGAACAACTGCAGGGCGCGCAGGGGCAACTCCCGCCCCCGGAAATGGCTGGACAGATGCCAGGAAACATGCAACAACCGATGGTGTGAGCGAAACGTCGAAAATATTTGAAATAAACCTTGGCAAGGCTGCGGACGGAAAAGTAAAAATACTTTTAGATTACTCAAACGTAAGCCAAAAATTTATTGGCTCGCACCTCGAACAAGGGGTTGCATATGAGGGCGAACTATTCGCCCTAATGCTCAAAAAGCTAAAACGTGGAGATACGTTTC